AGGACATGGAGCATCTGTATACCCCTTATGGTGCAAGCAATAAGAATGACAGTAATGATTTTGTGGGTTGTCTTGGTCTAGGGTCTAAGAGTCCGTTTGCTTATACCAAGAGTTTTACTACTACTTCTTATTTTAACGGTACTCAATATACTTATATTGCGGCTATTGATGATACTGGTGTTCCTACGTTGAATCTTATTCATAGTACAGATACTAACGAGCCTAATGGTCTTGAGATTAGTTTTGCTGTTAAGCAATATGATTTCCAAGAGTTTAGTCAGAAGGCTGTTAGGGTTTTTCATTACTTTAAGAATAAGCCTATTATTGAGGGTGGTGTTCATTGGGATTTTACCAAAGAATATAGCCAGCGTAATGTGGTTATTGATGGTGATGGGTGGCGTGTTTGCCGACTCAATAATGACAATATGAAGTTCCCGAATAATTATCATCGTATTCAAAGCGGCGTTATTGCTCTGATGGGTAATATTGCGTACCCTGTTGAAGTTTCTCATCTTATTGGTGAGGAAAAGGCTGAGACTCCAGATCATATTGCTAAGTGGAATCGTGCCTTTAATAAGGCCGACATTGCTTCTTGGAAGAGTTTTGTTGGTGAAATCATCAATCAGGGTCTTTATCTGGAACTTGATTTTGGTATTGGCGAACTTGAGATGGATGTTAGTCGTGAAGGTTTGCAGTATACAAAATCTGTTGTTAAGACTCTGCGTGAAAAGACCCAGGATATTTTCGTTGAGTTGAAGAAGAATTTCAGCGACAAGATCGCTACTGCTAAAACCAAGGTAGAAGCAATCCAGACATATTACCAGATGAATGATCTTGCTGGTGGTTGGGGTGTTGGTGCTAGTTGGACTGATGCTTCTGGTAAAGATCATAGCATTAGTTCTGGTCAGGATATTGAATACAAGTTGGACAAGGAAGAGAATCTTTATGTGTTCAATTATCGCACAGCAGGATATCGTTCTCGTCGCATGATTTATCTTACCAATCAAATTCATCATGACACTCTTACTGGCAAGGGGTATAATTACTGGAATACTAGCGGTAAGAAGAATGGCGGTATGAAGTTCTTCTGGTGTGATATTAGTGCTACAGAAACTGCTAAGAAGATCGTCACCAAGTATTGCAACACAAATGATTGTTTTGCGTATCTTTTGGTACACACAAAGGATCATACCAATGTGTCTAATGGCTTTAAAAGTCTAGTTAAGGATGTTGGAGAACATAATATTCTTAATGTATCAGACTATCGTGATCTTATTAAGTCAACTCCTAAAGCCAGAGGGAGTAAGGGTAGTAAGGGTAGTGTTAGCGACCAAGATATTTTCTTGATCTTTGGAGATCAGAAGAATACTAGTCCTCTAAACTATGACTACAATGATGCTACTCTTATGCGTAGTCTTAGCATTGATAGTCTTAATGATCTAGAGGATGCTGACGAGATTGTGTATATTCCTATCCTCAGATACGCTACTGCTACTACTGATTACCCCACCATTAATGGTTTGTATAGTCACAAAGATTTCTTTGAGAAGTATAAGGTTTTTGATAACACAAATATTTATGCTATCAAGCATAGTGTGGTGGATCGTTTAATCAAGGAAGGGTACAACCTTGTGGATTTTAACACTTGGTTCAAGACTCGCTTGAAGAAACTGAACGATAACAAGTTCAAGGATATTTATCAGTTTAATAGTCTGGTCGAACAGTGCAGGAACGAATACAATTCTGATGACAAAATGAATCGTGGGTACGGTCAAGGCTATATTGATAGACAGTTTCTTTTCCATATGCTCAATATGTTCGGGTTGGAATATGACCAGTTTATCAATAACAAGAAGATTGTGTCAACTTTGGATAGTCTGATGATCCTTGAATTCTTTACAGATACTATTCATCGTGAAGAATTTGATATTGCTAAGTTCAAGAAGGACGATTACTATGGTCACATGACAAAACTGTTGAACGATTTTGGAATCAATGATTTGGATAGTGCTAAGATTAAGGATTCTAATGTTGTCTATAATCAGATTAATCGTATCATCGACAGTATGTATGATAGCGACAAGGTTTCGCAGTATAAGAGTATTTTTAAGAAAACAGAATCGGATAACGAGTATGTTGCTCCGAAAATCGCTGATCTTAGAAAAACAATTAAAGCGGAACTTGACAACAATCCGATACTGAAGTATACTATGTGTGTTACGCCTGTTAGTGGCAATTTGAGAGAATTGAGAAATGTTAATCCTCTCAAACAAAACGATGGAAGTCGTGGCTACTATCATCGTGATAACAATGGTTGGTTTAGTACGATTAATGATCTTGATAAGTTGAAGGTTCAATTCGGTCAAATAATTGGTTAGTATAATGAAAAAATTTAATATTACTTATGAAGATTTATATGACTTATATATAACTCAAGGCTTATCAACATTATCTATTGGAAAACTATATGATGTACACCATACCTCGGTTTTAGATAAGTTGAACAAGTTTGCAATTAAAACTAGAAATATATCTGATAGCAAAAAACTTTCAAAACTTAATAGGGGTTCATCAAGCAAATTATTTAGGCATGGGTTAAGCGATAGTGGCTATAAAGTATTTAGACAAAATGGCAAAAAAACCAAAGAACACAGAATTGTTGCAGAACGTATTCTGAGGAGGTCTTTGGATAAAAACGAAGTGGTTCATCATGTTAACGGTATCAAAACAGATAACAGAGTAGAAAATTTATGGATTTTTCCATCACAAAAAGATCACGCAGAATATCATTGGAATGGAACAATACATAAGGATACAATTATATTAAAAAATGTCGATTAGGTTTATATTCACGGGTAACTTTATTTCATAGGAGATTTTCAATGTCTGTAGTTCCTTTTATGTGGGTTGATGGTAATCTTACGCTTGTTCTTAATAACAGGACGTATCAGGTTTTGCCGGATCATATTAATTACAAGATGATTCTTGAGGCGTTGCCAACTGCAAACGCTGATGAACTCTTGGAGATTGTGGATGTGGAAAAGGCTGTTGCTACTTTTAGTGATGGTCTTGTGGAGATTAAGAACGGCCAAGTCACTTATGAGGGTGAGGTTGTTCATGGTAGTATCAGTAAGCGTATTCTGGAGTTTATGAGCAAGGGTCTGCCTTTTCAGCCCCTAGTTAACTTCCTGAATAATCTTATGGATAATCCTAGTATGCAGAGTCAAAAGGAACTGTATGATTTCCTTGAGCATGAGCATCTGCCTATTACTGAGGACGGTTGTTTTCTTGCTTATAAGGCAGTCAGGAGCGATTTTAAGGATAAATATCGTGGAGTATTCGACAACAGTGTTGGCAACATCTGTAAGATGACCAGAGCGAAGGTTGACGATAATCGTAGTCGAGGTTGTTCTGATGGACTTCATGCTGGTGCATTGAATTATGTTGCTGGTTATGGTAGTCTTGAGAGCGGCGACAAGATTGTGATCGTCAAGATTAATCCCAAGAACGTTGTGAGTGTTCCTAGTGATTGTAACTGTGAGAAACTTCGCACATGCGAATATCTTGTGGTTGGTGAATATCAAGGAGAACTTCTCAAGCCGTTGTATTCGGCAACATTCTCAGAGGATGAGTATGCTGGTTATGATGATGAGGATGAGGACTATGATATCCGTGATGATTACTGGGATCAGTTTGATGACGAAGATGAGGATTATGAGGACGAGGATGATTACGACAACTCGTATCCTGGTTGATTAAAAGAATTAGTGGAGTCTGGGGACTAAGATAATAGCCTCTGGTTGGGAAACTCGACAAACGCTATTTGAGAGGGTTCGATTCCCTCCCACTTTTTAAAAGGAGTATTGATGAACGATCCATACGATGACGAAGATGACGAATACGATGATGACTACTATAATAATGATTATAGTGATCAGTATGATCCGTATAAGTTTTACTTTAAGTTTGATATAAACCAAAACTCTCCGTTGTCGGAATGGATAAGCAAAATGATCAATGATATCTTTAAAAAAGATTATGACTTCGATAAGATGGTAGTGTTTCCTGTGAATAGTTGGAATCCCAATACTGGAGGAAAAGATAAACTCCAGTATTTGGGATCCAATTATGCTAACGAACCAATTTGGAAAACAAAATATTGGGTTGCTGATCCTGTAAATTCAGCATACAAGGCACACTTACAATCTCATGCTGTTCATTTTATTAATCAACCTAAATATTACAAGGGATTATTTGATATCTTAAATTAAGGAAACATTATGTCACAATCAGAATGGTTTGTTGTACCAAATATTAAAGAATTTACAGATAAGGCTAGATCAATAGTCTACAATAATTTTGGCGTTTGGAACAATAAAACAGATATGGATATCCTTATAGATGATGTGGCTCAAAATGAAAAAGCGGAATTTGATAAAGTATTATCTCATCAAGAGAGTTTAGTAATAGTTAAAGAAAATCTGAAAAGAGAAAGAAATAAGATCACAAAAAAAATTAGATATATTCTAAACGATGATATATTTGCTGAGATAGTAT